ACAATACCGGAAATTTCCACCGGAGGAATATCGTCACTTTCGAATACCAAACGCACCGATCTTTTCGACATAAAATACGAATATAGAAGCCGCCGTAAAGCTTCGAATGACCAAGTATTCCAATCCGGATTAGAATGAATTGTCAAAACGATATTTCGACTTGCTATACTGCCACCCACATAAGCTGCTCCATCAATAGATCCAAATAACGACGTACTGATAGTAGCCTTAACTGGATCTAATCCGTCGATGTTACGAATCTGGATCAAGTCGGTTTCGGCTCTGCCAGTATCATCTAAAAGCATTGTAGGAGCTGAACGCCATGAGCTAAACGCTCTAACTACAGTCAACACAGCTTCAGACCTCCTTAGGCCCTCCGAAGAGGGCCCGAGAGTGTTAAGTAATGGCAAGTGCCGATTTGAGTTGCGAAAGTTGATTCTTCGTCTGCCTGTAAATCTCGATCTCGCTCAATGCTTCCGGCGAATAATTGTTTTGTTCGAATGTGACCGACGGTCCAACCGCTACTGCTGCCGTAGCTTCGGTTTGTGCCGCAATCTGCTGTCCTGAGATAATCGCGGCTTGTCCATAAGAAGCGGCAGCTGTAATTGGCGTCACTTTCGTCAAAGCAGCCAACTCTTGACTCTGACTTCGAACTTGTGAGAGATCTAGTACTGGTGTGAGAACAAGATTTGGATCCAGTTCATCCGCAACTACATTGTTCATATCGCGCACAGTTTGCTGCATCGTAGTCAAAGCATCTTTCGCTACTCCGTCGATTGCGTCCGTCATCAAGTTCGATGAATCGGAGAATCCCTTGGCCAAACCTTCCATCGAATAAGCGCCAATCTCTGCAAATACTTCTGACGGTGACTTGATCTTCAATTCCTTCTTCAGAGCAGCAACCATTTGATTAGCAAGCTCGACCATTTGATCCTTAATTGTCTTACTTTGAGACACCAATCCTTTGACAAGACCTTGTGCCGCGTCGACACCAGCTTGATAAAGATTGTTACCCGCATTGACCGCAAGCGTCTTCGAAACCTTCATCAAATTAGCATCGAGAACATTCAAAGAATCAACTGCCGTCTTACCACCAGCCAACAACTGATTAGCAAAGGCTTGATCCATCGTGCCGTCGTCTACAAGTTTCTGGAAAGTGGCATCATCTAGACCCAACTTGCGCAATTGATCCAAGGTTGATTGATATGCACCAACCGCATCGGCCTGATGTTTGAGTGCATCCTCATAGGCAGCCAGCTGATCGATCGCATTGCCTTCGGCATCCGTAGTGCTGATTGCAGGCAAAGTAGAGTATTTATCTGTAAAGCTTTGGATTGCTTGATCGCGAGTCTGGATTGCATCGGACAAAGCTGTTCGAGCATCTTTCAATTTCTGACTAACATTATCGTATTCGCCAGCCAGACCAATCAGCTCCTGCTTCTCATCTCGGAGCGTCTTCGTCAAAGCATTGTGCCCGGCAATCGAATTCGCCAAGATAGCTTGATTCTCGGCAATTACTTTCTGAGCTTCCTTGATCGCATCGGCATCGGGTTTATTAGCTTCACGCAACTTGTTCAGCTTGTCCTGCTCGGAAGCAATCGTCTCTCGAGCCGTCTGCATCGCATCAGTCAACTTGCTGTTCAAATCTGTGAAAGCTGCGCGAATGTCGTCGCCCGAACCTCTCAGACCCTGCGTAAAGCCCTGACCGACAAATTGCCCGATCTCGTACATGACTTTGGATGGAGAAGCAGTTTGGAAAGTAGTGTTGAATGCCTTGATAACTCCGTTACTCACTGCTTCCGCCGAAGCATAAGCATTGGCAGCGTTGGCATCAAGACCATTGACCAAACCTAAGATCAAATTCTCGCCAATATCGTAAGTCACCGTTGATGGTGAGCGAATACCCGGAATCTTGTGCAACAGACCCAGAGCATGACTCATGATTCCCGACACCTTGTCGTAAAGACCTTGGGCTTTGCTGAGCAAGCCGCCGGTCATACCATCGACAATCGCTACGCCAACATTGAAACCCGCTTGGCGCATATCGCCAGAATGAGTATTGATCGCCGTGGCTACGCCATTCAAGAAATCGACGATCGCTTGCATACCAGCGTTGGCCAGCTTGACCGAATTCGAGGTAAGCGCTTTGATAAACTTGATGATGGCATTTGTTCCGGCGGTAATGATCCTGTCACCAGCATTACTCACGCCCTTGATGAAAGCGACGACAACATCCACTGCCGAATTACTCACATTTTGAATGTTGTTGGCAATTCCCTTCAACAAGCTTGTCAGGACGCTAGCGCCAGCTGTGACAATCCGAGACAGATTGCTAGCAATGGTGTTGAGGAATCTAACAATGATGTCGGCAACAGTTGTAGCTACATTAGCGATGTTATTGGCAATCCCCTTCAACAAAGAGGTGAGAATCGTGCCACCGGCAACAATGATTCGGCTCAGATTACTGGCCACAGTACTGAGGAAACGAGTAATAATATCTACTACCAAGGTGACTAGTGCGGGAAGATTGTTTTTGATACCTTGCAGTAGAGCGACGATCAAATCGAATCCGGCCTGAATGATCTTTCCTTGATTATCACGCAGAACTCGCAGTGCCAAAGCCATCAAAGCATCAAAAGCTTCAGCAATCTTCGGCGACGACTTGATGATTGCGTCCAATAGAGCATCGATGATCTTGATCAGAGCGTCGACGAACTGTGGTGCCACGGCCGCTAGCTGTTTGACGATCTCCAGTAGACCAAGTACTAGGTTCTTGACCATCTTGGGAATTGCTTCGCTAAGATTGATCAGAGCAGCAACCAGAATGCCAACGGCTGTTGGGCCCGCTACGGCAATGGCACTAAGTCCTACTCCGATCAGGGCGATGCCTGCACCGGCTAGAGCTAAACCACCGCCGATGAGTACAAGGGCTGCCCCAAGCCCGAGAAGTGAAGGAATGACAGGGGTAAGCAAAGCCCCTGCAACTCCGAGGATCGTAAACGCAGCGCCTAGTTCGATCAAACCCTTGAGAATCTGTCCCCATGACTGCTTTCCTAGAGCTACCAAGGCTGGAGCAAGTAATGCCAAGCCTGCGGCAGCAATTCCCAGCGCAGCTGCGCCAGCCAACGTTCCCGACATTGCATACAAAGCCGCTGCCAAGATGAGCAAAGAACCTGCCAAAGTTCCCAGACCTTTGGCAATCTGCATTAACGACATGCCGCCCATCTGTCCAACAGCATCAGCAATCTTACCTAGAGCAGTCGAAACCAAGAGCAGTCCAGCCGCCTGCACTACCATGTTCTTCGGCATTAAGCGCATAGCACCAGCAATGATCACCAAACCAGCGCCAATAGCCAGCATGCCTTTGCCAGTGGTTCGCAAATCCATTCCGCCAAATTGCGCGACAGCATTGGCCAATAGTTTCAGACCAGCTGCTACAGCAATTAGGCCGATACCGGTTACAACCATACCGGTAGGCATAGCGCGCATTGCCGCAGCCATAATTCCAAGTCCAACTGCAACCGAGCCTAAACCTTTACCTAGTTCAGTCCAACTCATACCTCCGAAATCAGCAACAGCACTAGCTAGAATTTTCAAAGCTACGGCAATTGCCGTAATCCCAATACCAGCTCGAATCATACCTGCTGAATTTGCTGACAATGGCACAGCTGCAACCGAAATCGCGCCCAAGAGGAAACCAACCCCGGCAAGACCCTTGAGCAGTTCCTCCCAGCTGAGCTTACTGAGGGCAAATACAGCAATAGTTAGAATATCGATTGCTCCGCCAAGAAGAATTAGCGATGCGGCAATGAAAGGAAGCTTGATAAAGCCTGCTGATTTTCCAATCTTGTCCAAAATTGCCATCGCTCCGAGCAATTCGCCCAACATAACGCCGATCGCCACTAGTGCCGCATTAAGTCTTGTAGGATCGACGAGCGACAAAGCTAGAACCGAACCTGCCAAGAGAGCAATCGCAATAGCTATTTCTTTCAATGTCTGTGCTTTGATATTTTGCTGCATGGCTACCATTGAGCCGCGCAAAGCATCAAATGAGCCGGAAATATTCTTAATGATGCCGCCAGCAAATCCCTTGCCGATCTGATCGATGAAGCTGCCTTTGCCCAAGAATTGCTTGAACATCACAACTAGCGCACCAAAGAGACCGGTTCTGATCACTGAAAGAATTGCTTCGAAATTTATGTTTGCTGCAGCATTACCGAGCGCAGTTCCAAATCCCGTGATTAATTGAATAATCGCATCAATTGCCGGTTGGAAATTCGCATTTGCAAGACTATTGACAAGTTTGTTCCACGCCTTGGAAACGGTCTCGACAATTTTCTGGAAAGGCGTCATTGCTCGAGTCATGCCACTCATTTGGCTGGAAAATCCTCCGGGGGAAAATCCAGAAAACAAATTCCCTAAAGCATCAGCCAATTGACCAAGCAATTTCGCAGGCGTGGCAAGAATTGTTCCCAGACCAACAAAGAAATTATGAAGCTTATCGCCCTCGCGCAGAGATTTATCCAAAGCAACTAGAAAATCACCAATACGAGCAGTAATTTCTAGAAAACCACCACTGCCCCCAGAAAGTGCTCCGAAAAATTTACCCATAACAGTATAAATACCACTGACAATCTGTTTGCCAATATCCAATACGGCAAATAACCCAGCAAAAGTACGATGCAAATTAGCAACCGTCTCTGGACTAGGCTTAAGTGCATCCGCAAAGGCTTTGAATTGCTTGGTTAGAGCGAGTAGATCTTTTCCTGTCGTTGCTGGAAAAATATCTCGAAAAGCTTCCTTGATCGGCTTGAGAATTGCACCCAAATTCTGAAACGCCGTTTTAATGGCGTCGATTAGGATTGTTCTCCCACCAAGTGCTTTCCAATCACCCAGAACTTTGTTACGAGCATTTGATGAAGCATTGATAAAACCATTTATTGCATTAGAAACGTTGGTAAAGAGTGTCTTTGCTTCACCAAAGTTACCAAATATAATCTGCCACGTCTGTGCCCAGCCCGATCCCGCGGTTTCTCTTGCTACGTCGATTACCTGAGAAAGCGTCTTGACCTCGGTTGCCGCTCTCTGCGCAGTTTTAGCCGTAGCCTGAATCGCTTTGATCTGGGCATCGTTAAATCCTTCAGCTTTGAGTCGAGCATCTGACAGATCGCCCGTAAACTGCTCCAACGTGGTAGTCAGGACTTTAGAAGTCAGCCATTTAGGTCCAGGACCACCGATCGACTCTCGGAAGGACTCGCCATTGATCGAAACATTCTTCATCGGTCCGACGAGATCAACAGCACCCTTCTTCAAAGTGCCCATTGCTTCAGCAGTCTGCGCTAGAGCACGCTGAAAGACGGTACCACCCATACCCGCGTTGACAACCGAGTTCCAGTCCTGCAAACTGACTCGACCCGCGGCAATTGCCTGCGAAAGCTGATACATCGCCGTCGAGGCTTGATCGGCATTAGAACCCGATAGTGCTGCTAGATTGGCGATACCTTTGATCGCGGCAGTAGAAGTTTTCAGATCGACACCGGCCGCAGTAAAAGTGCCGATATTCTTGGCCATTTGGCTGAAATTATAAATAGTCTTATCCGAATACTTGTTCAGATCCAAGAGCGCCGCATTAACATCCTTCAACTTGGCGCCAGAAGCCGCGGTATTCGCCAAAATAGTCTGAACAGCATTCAGATTCGTCGCATATTCTTGAAAACCAGCCTTGATGGGGTCCAAAGTAAGTGATTTGACGAAGCGAGCACCAGCATCAACTGCAACATTGGCAATATGAGTCAGGACGCCAATTGCTACCAGTCTCAGACTACCCAGCGCATTTTTGACGCCATCAATGGCTCGAGAGATGAAACCAAAATCAACCCGTTTGGCGGCATCGTTGATATCGTTTAAACCTTGGCCAGCGTTAGGAAATTTCAATGCCTCTTTGAGCTTGTTCAAGGCGTTGATTGCATTATTTACGCCTTGTTCGAACTTACTCGACTCAAAACTCATTGAAACAACTTTGTCATCGATGGTCGCCACTAGATTTTGTTCACCTCCTTCATCGCTTCGGCAAGAATTTGATCAAAGATCGGCCGTATCGCAGGCATAATATAATCTCGACCTTGCACGTAACCGCCAGTTCCTGTACCATGACCATATTGAATCAAGATGGCAATCGGCAAGCCATTCTCGATATGGCTATTATGCCAACGAATTGAGTAATATCCGGGTCGTTGCTCGATTGTAAATGACCAAGATTCGGCAGTTAAACCGGTATCTGTAGGCGTGGCATTGGAGAGAGCATTTTGACCCAAGCTTCCATATTTACTCAAAGTTGCAAATAATTGGCCACTTTTCATCTTCTGTAACCATCGTTCTGTATTGTCGAATGAGCCTTTTTCAGTAAATGTAATCGACATGATTACTCTGCAGTGAGCCGAATGACTACAAAACCGGGATCGCCAGGAAGACGTGCGCCTTTGGATTGTCCATATACTGTTGGCAGACCATTTACTGGCGCTGCTTTAGCTCCACTTGCACCTCCTGGAACAATATTTGCGGCTCCGCTACTTGCGTCGTTATCTGGAGAATCTCCTGGACCATAAACGGCGGTATTTCCAGGATTATATGAACCTCTTCCTCCGGCCGTAGCCGCATTACAAGTAATCCCTCCGTACTTACCAACTCCACCGGCTCCTCCGCCGCCGCCTTTACCCACATTCGAAAAGAAAGTGCCATCTCCACCTACTGTGCCCGGAGTGCCAGGACCCGTTGCTGTTGGTGTTCCCGCAACTCCACCTAGAGCTCCGCCACCAGCGATAACGCGATTACCAATTCCCCCATCTCCGCCATTAGCCTGAGTAGTCACAGTCAAGGAATTTGCTTGAACTCGCTTACCACCTTTGCCACCCGAGGCTCGACAGGTAGGATCGTTGAATGTCGAAGCTCCACCATCACCACCATCAGTAGTATTGGCTGGATTAGAGACATCTTCAGTCCCTAATGTTCCACCGACACCAACGGTAACGGGGCAAGAAGCAGGCAATGCCGATAGAAGGCCCTGTACTCTGTGAAAACCTCCTCCACCACCTGCTCCACCATAACTTCTAACTAGAGTACCCGTATTTCCGGTATTGATTCCACCACCCATACCACCACCGGCACCAATACAAATTACATCAAAATGTGTATAACCTTGATCGATATATTGTTGTGGAT